TGGCTGATCTCTGTCATTACCGTTTGTGCTCTGCCAGGGCCGACGCCTTTTGGGCCGTAATACTCGACAGTTAGAACCGCACGGATCGATTCGATTGCTCCGCAAGTTGTCGGCTCAGTCATAGTTCCGTAATTCAATCGCGCAGTAATAAATTCATCGTCAGCATCGCCGGAAGGCTCCAACGTGTTAGCTGGGCGGTACGGGATGTTCAACGCCGTACAAGTGTCGACAACAGGAGTCTCGAAATAACGGCGGATGGCTTGAAGAGTCATTGGTTTACAAGACGGGCACCTTGGGGATTAGAGCTTCGGTAACTGCCAAATCCTTTTATTTTTGGGTTCTGAGCCGCGCCAGCTACCGCTGCTCGAAGTGTGTCCTTAAGAGATCCCGCCTCAATATACGTGCGATACCAATCCACAGGCGCACTGATCTCTCTTGCACCTTCTACTCTCCCAGGAACTAGATCGAGTGCGATGTTTCTATAAACAGTTCTGTTGCCAATGGTATAACCAACCGCTCTCTTCCTGCCAGTACCTTTTAATGATGGAACGACAGGGGCAGGAACTACCTGGCGAGGAGTTCTTGAAAGCCCAGGTTCCTGTTGGACCGTGGCAGGGATGCGTTTATCGCCTGTGCGTACCACCCAGTTTTTAGCGAACTCGCCTGAGTACCACGGGCCTAGAAAGACCAGCTCTCCGACAATGCGGGTCGCCGCTTCCCGCGCAGTTACTTGCTTTACTTCTTCTAAGTATTCGCTTAGACCAGGAAGTTTGAACTTGCGGGATGCCATTATTGCGGCCTCGCAATGACACTGAAAAATACAGGCTTGTCGCCTCGATACGTTCGAGGTTCGATTACCTTCATTACCTGTGTGGAACCGGCTGTCGATACCTCGAAATAATCGCCAATTGTTATGTAAGCAAATTTGATTTGTTCGGGGTCTATAAGTATTTTTACGTCGCTTTCTTGGTATAAACCGCCTATTTCATTGATGTCTATGCGGGTGATAACTACTTTTACGTTGGTGCGTTTTTTGGCGGCGGTTACTACCCCCGTAGATGGGTCGTAGGCAGAGCTTTGCTGCTGCACAAATACAGCGGACTGGCCCCACTCTTTGATGAGCGGTGCGGCTAAAGGCCCAAATACATCATCAACTTTAGACATTAGTTTCTGTAGAGACGGATTTCACGCCTGCTGCCAGCGTACCAGCAGCCCAGCATGTCTACTAAGAAGGGGAATCTTTGTAAGACGGCTGGGCCACTAAGGCTTACTTTGCTGGATTCACCTTCCTTGTACTCGAAAAACTCTTGCTCTAGGTCGCCTAACTTGTTTCGTCTTACTGAACCCTGTTGTGAATCCGGGGATTCTGTTCCTCCGGTTATGACGTTCGGGTTGGCTGCAAATTTAAGCGCAAGCTCGAACGTAGCTTGTTTTACCTGCAAGGGGATTGTCGTGCAGACGGCTTCACGGCAGAAACATGTGACCTCTTTTCGCGGCCAGTTGAGTCGTTGCGTATCGCTACAGCATTTGCCGCTCCAGGTGATGGGGTCTAACCATTGGGTTGCTTGGATTAAAGCGACCTGTTTGTATGGGTCTGAGTTACCGTCCCACTCCCCGTTGTTTGCACTCGCGCTGAAGTAAGCGTCGGCTTCTGCCAACGTCACGTAGCTGTTTGAGTCGGTGCCGCCGACTGTTGCATCTAGTGTTGGGGTCGGGTCGGCCATTACAGATCTAGGGCGATGACTTCAAAACCTCGGCGCTGGTAATCTTTTTTGATTTTCACAGCTTCTTTTGGGATGCAGTCAACAACAGCAGGATGCCAATCTGGACGCATGTGCGCTGGAAAGTTTTGCGGAAAGTCCAGATACAACCTAACTATGTTCACCATTGCCGAGGCTTCGGGTGGTTGCTCCATTCTAGTTACTACATACCAATAAAAAAGAGCCCCCGTAGAGGCTCCTGACTGTTCTGATTGGATAGCAGAACTATGGAGTTGTGCCGCCGAAGGGGCTGTTGACAAACAGACGCACCACGTCAAAGTTGCGGACATCGGTGTAGATGTTCGTCCATGAACCGGCGGTGGACAGAGTCGCGTTGCTGGGGTTGTCAGCTCCGCCGTAGTTGGAGCCGAATGCGTGGTAGCCGTAGTGGTAATCCACAGAAATCACGTCCTGCTTGGACAAGATGTTCCGGTCTGCTTCAATGCGAAGCTCCTGCTGAACACCTTCCGCTACAGCACCCTCGGCCATCAGGTAGACCGGGTACTTCAGCGCGTTGCCTTGAGTGGCGGTCAGACCGTCGACGCCTTGGATGTTGTCATCCACGATTACGCGCATACCTGCGAAGTAGCTCACGTCGTCGCTGCGGACGCCGATGCCACCACCACCCCACTGGATGTCGTTGCCGCTGGCCAATGAACCAGAGGAGAAGGTCAACATCCCTACCTGCTGGAGGTAGAAGTAGGAGCTGCTGTGCATCACAATGATGCTCAAGCGGTCAGCACGTTCTCCGAGCTTTGACTTGGCTTGGATTGCCGATGCAGCTGAAAGATAGTTGTCAGCTGTCAGCGCACCAGGGGCAGAGTCGGCGGAAACGTCGGTTTCAAGTCCGGTGTAGGCAGTAGCAAAAAGGCCGTTCAACTGAGACAGCAGGGTTGCCATCTTCAGTTTGTTGATTGCTGACGCCAAATAATCGCGGATTTGACCCATAGGATCGCTACCGGAGCCGAGACGGCTGAGGTCGTCTACGGCGTAACTAAATCCACGATGCAGGATTGGGCAGGTTTGCTTGCCTGCTTGGATTTTTTGCGGTGTCAGGTATCCCGCGCCGCTGGTTCCCCAGGTGTTGTTGGAGCCGATTAGCTCCTCCGTTGGGGTGATGGGCTTCCATGTGGGGACTTCTACCTTGACGCCGCCTGCGCGAGCGTCTAAAGCTGCGTTACGCACCACGCCGCCGGAGCGGAGCATTGCGGATTGCTCGTAGATTGCCTCGGCTACATAAGCGAGAAATTCTGGACGGGTGATGATGTCGGAGAGGAAGGTTCCTCCGCCGTAATTCTGGAAAGGGGCAGCCATGATCTGGGGTGCAAGGGTTTACCGTGGATTACCCGCGACTTGCCTCAGCCTTGAAGGCTTGGGCTAGTTCTGGGTTCTCTACCTCAAGTCTCAATGCCTCCGTTAGGTTTCCCGAACGGTAAGGATTCTCTTTGCCTGGAGCGATGGACGGGGCTGGTGACGCACCCATACCAGCAGAAGTAGATGCACCAAAATGATGCTGCCATTCTGTCGATTGCTTCAGATTTGTAAGGTATTCCCCTAGTGATTGTTCGACGCCCCCGTTAAACACCACTGGGTTGCCCTCACTATCTGTTTGCAAGGCAGATTGCAGCAACGTGAACATCTGTTGGGAATTAAGCGCACCAGCTGTATTGATTTGGCTGAGTGCAGCTGCTTTCAGACGGTCCTGTTTTCTTTCTTGAGTCACGGACTCAATTCCGTTTTCTAGCTCTGAGATCCGTAGATCTTTTTGCTGGACTGTCTTCTTTAGGTCTTCCCAAAGTTGCTGGTACTGGCCCTGTTCCTCTAAAGAGGTACGGACTGCTGTCTGTTGAGACTCCTTAAACTGCTCCATTTCCTTGCGGATTTGTTGCAGTTCCTGGCGAGATTCGTCCAACTCCTTCTTTGCTTGCTTGGCGTGTTGGTTTGCAAGGCCAAGTTTGTGTTTCAGCAGTTCGCTCTCGCCGGATTCGGCGGGGGTTTCTTGCTGAGAAGGGTGGACAGGTTTGTTGAGTAGCGCGGGGTCGATGGCCACGGGCACATCGCTACTGGTCACAGACTCAGCTACCGCAGTTTCCTCAGACATAAAAACTTAAGGTGTACTCCATTATCTTATCCACCTACGCACTTTTTACGGTAAAACAAGTCATGGATGACCGTACTCGCAGCAATTGGGCCAAGATTAAAGAAGCCTTAGAACGTGCAGGTAAGACTGATTCCATGTTCTATAAACGTGCATTGGAAATCTTGGCGGGTAGGCCAGATCCCTTGCAATGACACCTTTTAGAGCTAGACCGTTTCTCTTTAGGATGTTAGGTGGAGTATTTTTGGCTGAATTTATTCTTCTGGGTTACTCGCTACATAGGTGTGCCACCGTCACGCCAGGGAAAGTAGCTGTGTCGCTTCAGGCTCGGTGTCCGTCTA